GAGAACATCAACGGCTGCTTCGCATGCACGTGCTTGATCGACGTCGACACGTCAACAGTGAAAGTCGCGTCAGCAGTGAACACGTGGAAGACGACGAACAACATCGTGTTCAATCGTCAGCAGTGCTTGTTCGGGATGCCTGCGCTCGTCGGCGCTGACGGCACGACGAAGAAATTCAACTTCGCGTCACAACAAGGCCCGCTCATGCAGTGGACTGACACGTATCGCGGCAACGGCTTGCCGTATTTCTCGCCGTCGAACAAGAACCTGCGCATGAACGCGCTGCTGCTCAATGACAACACTGAGCTGCCAATGCACTTGCTCGATGCGAACTACTTGAACGGTCTCGGCGTCGTGACAGCGCTCAACTTCATCGGCGGCTGGCGCTCATGGGGCAACCGCACCGCAGCATACCCTGCAGACACTGACGTCAAGGACATGTTCATTCCCGTGCGCAGAATGTTCGACTACATCGGCAACACGATCGTGCTGACGATCTGGCAGAAGGTCGACGAGCCTGGTAATCGCCGTCTGATCGACGCAGTCGTCAATTCACTGCAGCTCTGGCTCGACGGTCTCGCTGCGAGCGAAGCGTTGCTTGGTGCGCGCGTTGAGTTTCGTCAAGACGAGAACCCGACGACAGAACTGCTCGACGGTCACTTCACTTTTCACATTTACATCGCAGTGCCGACGCCAGCTGAGTGGCTCGACTTTCGCGTCGAATACTGGGTGCCATTTGTAGAGGGACTCTTCACGGATGAGGAGTCAGCGGTAGCATAAACACAGCAACAGCAGCACAACACAAGGAGCATCGACCAAAATGATCATCCCAAACCATGTAGCGAACTATTCAATCTTCAAGGACGGACGCCGACTCATCGGGTTGGCTGACGTCACACTGTCGAACTTGCAGAACTTGACTGATGCGCTCAAAGGCAGCGGCATCTTCGGCGAGATCGACATGCCGGTGCAGGCTCACTTTCAAGCGATCTCTGTGACGTTCAACTGGATCACGATCACAGACGACGCTGTCTTCGCGACGATTCAAGATGGCGCAATTCTTGACGCGTGGGCAGCGCTGCAAGCGCACAACAGCCAAACCGGGCAAATCGTTCACGAGGGCTGGAGATACACTATGACCACAGCGCCGAAGAGCTTCAATCTTGGCAAGCTCGAAGTCGGTGCGAAGGGTGAATCTGTCAGCGAATACGAACTGATCGGCATCCGCTGTCTGCACAATGACAAGGTGATGTTCGAGCTGAACAAAGAGAACGCTGTGTGCCGCTGGTCGGACGGCATCCAGCTCGTCGACAACGCTCGACGCATTCGTCAGCTGATTGGCTTGTGATGCGCTGTGTTGTTGTGTAAAACTACCCAATGGATCAATCACTACTACAAAAACGAGAACCACAAACGTCGTCAGAGCACGTCAATGATCAGCATGATGTTGTCGAAGACGCTCAACAGCAGGAGCAGCAGCAGTATCGGGATCTTGCGATCGACAAACCGATTCTGCCGCTACGAGTAAAGCTCGATCCGCCGCTCGAATACGACGGCGAGAAGTTCAACGAGCTGATTCTCGACTTCGAGAGCATGACAGGCAAGGACTTCCAGCGCGCTGAACGCGAGTTCACGCATCTCTACAAGACGGATCGCAACGAAGCGATGCCGTTGCCTGAGATGAAGCACTTATATCATGCGATCATCGCGAAGAATCTCGCAGACGTTCCGCTCGGCGTGATCTACAAACTGCCGCGCAGAGTCTACGTTCCGCTGCGGCTTGAAGTCCTAAAAGCCTGTGGCAGCTCGCCGGAAGAGGAGAAAGTGTAACAGCGCTCCTACGCTCGATCACGTTGCGTTTGGCGCGCTCAGCAGGTGGGGGCGTCGACTACTGGATAGGGCTGCCTGTCACAGAGCTTGTGCGCTACATGCGCGAACTGATGACTCAGCTCGAGCAAGAGCAGAAGGCAGCAGAAGAATCAGCGAAGCGAAGGAGGTGATGACGTAGTGGCAGCAGCGACAGGCACTCGACAATACACCGCGATCTTTGCGATTGGCGCGAAGATGCTCGCGTCGTTCAAGGGCGTGATGAACGCTGCGAGCGCGCGACTGACGAAACTGCGCACACAGACGCTCGCTTTCGGCAAGTCGATTCTCAAATTGACTGGCGTGATCGGTCTGCTTGGAACTGCTGTCGCAGGGCTTGGCGTCGGTGAGCTGCTGCGCAGTTTGTTCACTGGAGCTACGGATCAGGCCAAAGAGGCGCGTCAACGCATCAATTCGACGATCGCGTCGTTCCTGCAGCTGCGAGACATCGCGAAGGCTGGGGACCCGTGGAAGAAAGCGCAAGATCAGCTTGACATCATCTACAAGCAGAACGAGGCGCTCGGCAAGCAGGGCGTGCTGCACACTGACATCTACAACGAGATGACGAAGCAGCTTGCGCAGGGCGGCGTGCCACCGCGTCAGATCAAAGCAGCAGTCGGAGCACTGGGCGATCTGCTCGTCAAGACGCGCGGTGTCAACGCGAGCGAACAAGAGGCTGCTGAGCTTGCCGAAGCATACGTCAAAGCGATTCACGGCAAGACGAAAGGCATGCAAGCATTCGGCGTCTTCATTTCGCCTGATAAAGTCGACAGCCAAGGCAGAAAGATCAAAAAGAGCTTTCAGGAAATCTACGAGCAGATTCTGCGCATCATGTCAGCGAAGGGCATCGCGGGGTTCAACAAGCGCTTGGCTGAGACGCCTGAAGGCAAGATTCAGATTTTCCGCAATCGTCTGCAAGACATGCGCGAAGAGATCGGCAATCGCATTCTGCCAGCGCAAGCAAGGATGGCTGAGATGTGGCTGCAGATATTGACGCCTGAGAATCAGAAGCTGCTTTTCAATGCAGTCGATTGGTTCATGAACAAGCTCAAAGACCTGGTTGAGTATTTGAAGACAAAAGTCATCCCGTGGTTCAAGAGCAAAGAGGGCCAGAAATTTTTCAAGCAACTCGGTGATGCTGCTGTGTGGGTCGTCCAACACTGGAAGCAGATCGCGATCGTGATCGCTGCCATCGTTGCCGGTATGTGGCTATTGCAAGCTGCGACTGTAGCAGTCAATCTCGCTGTAGCCGCGATCGCGATGCCAGAAGTCACGGCCATTCTCGCGCTTGCCGCTGCCGTGCTGCTGATCGCGACGAATTGGGACACAGTCAAGGCAGCGGTGCAGGGTTATGTTGCGAGCATTCGCGCAATCCCTGAAGATCAGCAGACAGGTTGGCAGAAATTTTTCAATTGGTGGTATACCGAGTGGGGAAACATCATTGACGACTTCAAAGAGACAGGGCTGTGGAAAGAGATCGCGAGCATCGACTGGGGCAAGGTCTTCGGCAAACTCTCGAAATGGTGGGATGATACGATCGCGCAGCTCTACAAGAACTGGACTGACTTCACTGACTGGTTCAAAAAATTCGATTGGACGTTTGGTTTCGCGAAGCAGTGGCGCGACGCAATCGATGAGTGGAAACGATACTGGGGCGAGATCAAAGACACGATCATGCACCCATCGAAATGGTTCGGTCGTGGCGGTGGTGCACCTGGCGCAGCAGGAGGCGGCGCAGCTGCAGCAGCAGCTGTAACAGCGCCAGCGCAAGCAGCAGCTGCTCAGATGCCGCTCACGCCAGCTGGCGTGAAAGCAGTGCAAGATGAGCGCGCAGAGATCATGGCTGAGATGAGGCGACCTGAACTGCGCAACTTGATCTCAGCGACGCTCGCGACTGAAGCACACGGTGCTGAAGATCAGAAGAATGTGCTCGAATCGCTGACGAACCGACTCGTCGCACAGAAGGCAGCAGGCACCTACAAAGGCGTTGAAGCTGCGATCAAAGGCGGGTTTTATGGGCCTTACAAGCGCGGCGAGACGCAAGCTGTGATGGCAAAAGGTCTGTCAGACGCGCGCTATCAACAGGTCGGTCAATACATCGACGAGATCGCTGCTGGACGAAACGCGCTTGGCGGGCTGACTGATCAAGGCATGGCGAACGAGATCAAAGGCGCGATCAAAGAGCAGCACGGCGAAGACTACTACGGACTACAGGGCGCCCCCGGCGAGAAAGAGACAGCTGCGTATCGCGCCTCACGCGGCTACCAGATGGGTGGCATCGCGAAGACACCGCAGATCGCGACGCTCGCAGAGCGTGGGCCTGAAGCTGTGCTGCCGATGGGCGACTTGTCGAAATTCTTCGAGGGAGCGGATGCGATTACACCATCAGTCTCCGCAGCTGCAAAGATGATCCATGACGCATACGACAAAGCGGCTGACATTACAGCGAGCGGCGGCGGCTTGTTAGGCGGCATCCAAAACATTCTCGGTGTAGAGGGAATGGCTCCGGCTCGAACAGTGGGACACACGACGCATTTGAACTTCACGCCGAACATCACAATCAATGGCAACGCGAGCGAAGCGGAACAGGTGGCGTTGGAGGCGAAGCTGCGCAATCTCGCGCGCGAGTTCATCGAGAACTTCAAGCGCGCACAATATCAAGAGAGGCGTCTGAGCTACGAAAGCGGCTATGGTTGATTCACGAATCATAAGTCCATCACCTGTCGACGTCACGCCGCCGAGCGTGTCGCCGCCATACACGATCGACACGACAGGCAAGCGCATCTACGTGAGCGTTCAAGGCGACGTCTGGGACGTGATCGCGATCAAAGTCTACGGTTTCAAGCGCGGCAACGAGTCGCTGATGTATCGCTTGCTTGAAGAGAACTACTACTTGCGCAACGTGAGCATCTTTCCCGCAGGGCTTGCTGTCGTCGTGCCTGAAGTCGCAGTCGCGACTGAGATCCCGCTCGTGCCGTGGAAGTCGGCTACAATTTTGCCATGAGTGCTGAGAACAACGAACACAAAGAGCAGCTCGAGACGCAGATCGTCGCGATCGCGGTGCTCGTCTACACGCTCGACGCTGGCGCAAAAAAGCCGACGTGTCGTTCTGCAGCGCTCTCGCCGCAGCATGGTCGCAGTGTGCTCAATTTCATCAGACATCAACTGCATGGTGGGCGTCTGAAGCTCGACAAACTACCTGACGAACAAGAGAAGAGTCTCATCGTGTCATGATTGTCCCAGTCAGAACAGCACACCCAGAGATCGTCGTGAATGGTGCAGACTACTTCACGCAGCTCGCGCCGTATTTCTTGAGCATGAGCTACACTGACAACAGTGATGGCAAAAAAGCTGACGATCTAGAGATCAAGCTCGCTGATCGCGATCGTCGCTTCATCAACGATTGGATGCCCGACAAAGGCACTTTCATCGACGCTGCGATCATTGCTGAGAACTGGTTCGCGCCGTATGCAGGCGGGCTGAAGCTCGACTGCGGCCGCTTCTGGATCGACAGCGTTGAGTTCACGCTGCCTGATCACACAGTGACGATCAAAGGATCATCGATTCCAACTGACGCGAACATCAAGTCGAATGATGAAACGCGCGGCTGGGAGAACACGACGCTGCAGACTGTTGCGAATCAGATCGCTGGCGAGAACAAGATGACTGTCGATTGGCAAGCCGATCATGATCCGAAATACACGCGCATCGAGCAAGTCGAAGAGAGCGGTCTCGCGTTTCTCAAGAATCGCGCGAACGACGCGAAGATCGCGATCAAGGTCTGCCGTGGCAAGATCATTTTTTTTGACGAGCTTGCCTATGAGTCGAAAGCGCCAACGATGACAATCGTCTATGGCGACGAAGTAGGCGGCATCGGTCTGAACTGCTTCAGGATGACTGGCGGTCACTTCGTCACGCAGCTCACAGACAAGACGAAGAAAGCGAAAGTGTCGCACACGAGCGTGAAGACAGGAGAGATGTCGCAAGGCTTTGCGCAGAGCAGCGACCCTGATCTCACGAGCGATTGGACTCAGCACGTCGCTGAAGGCACTGACACTGCAGACGAAGACGAAGAGGGCGATGATGGCGAGAACGGCGGCGATGGGGGTCGCACCGCTGGGGACCCGAATCTTGTCGACAGCTGGGAGACCGCGACCGGCAACAACTTGAAAGCCGAGTCAGTCGTTCGCGACAAGAACAAAGACAAAGAGAACGCGAAGATCGAGATGTCGATCGGCAATCCGCTGATCGCATCAGGCACGACGTTCGTGCTGAAGGGCGTCGGGCAATACGACGGCAACTATTTCATCGTCTCGGCGCATCACACGTGTGGGCCGCAATTCAACACAGAACTCGAAGTGCGACGCTGCTTGAAAGGCATCTGATGAGTCTCAAGAACATCCTCTCTGATACTGACTACACGAGCGGCAAAGACATGCGCTTCAAGAGCGCGTGCTGGATCGGCAAAGTCAGCAAGATCGAGTGCACCGACAAGCAGGCGAACGTGCGCGTGATCATGCCTGATCGCATCGATCACGAAGGCACGCCGCTCAACACGAAGCCAATCCCAGTGCTGCAGGTCGCGTCGCAAGCGAAGCGTCAGTATGCGATTCCGCGACTCGACACGAACGTCGTCGTGATGAAGCTCGCGAATGCAACGAGCGACTACCTTGTGATCGGTTCGTTCTACACGACGAAAGACCCGCCGCCTGTGAGCGACCCGAAGCTCGACTACACAGAATGGGAAGGCGGGCACACGCAGAAATTCGACGCGAATGACGGCGCTGACGTGTTTTTGACGCAAGACTTCAAAGGCGGTTGGAACGCGACAATCAAGAAAGACGTCAACATCAAGACGACTGACAGCGCGAAGATCAACATCATCGGCGACGGCGATGTGCTCGTGAAGTCAGCGAACGCGAACGTGAACGTCGAGAGTCCGACTGGCACTGTGACGATCAAGCAGAAGACGATCACGCTGCAAGCTGACACGATCAACCTGATCGGGCACGTCGTCGTGACGGGCAACATTGACGAGACGGGCGTGCATCACGACAACCTCGGCTATCACACAACAGGTCGCGAAGCTGATCTCGCGCAGCGAGTCGCGCTGCTCGAGCGCAAGCTCGCGTTCCTTACAGCGAAAGTGGAGGCAATGCGATGATCGAGGGCATCTACGGCGCGATCGTCTTCGGCAAGGCACGCAAGCGCATCATGACGTTTTATGAGATCGAGAAAAAATACAGCGGGCGCTACGCAGCGCACATGGTGCATCTTCGCAAGCCGCTGCTCGAATGGGCCGGCAATGATCTCGTCGAGATCGAGATGAGGATCAATTTGCAGTCGACGTGGTGCGGGGACCCGTTGCCGATTCTCGCTGAGTTTCATCTGTTTCATGAAGCTGCGCTCGCAGCGCCGCTGATCGTGGGCGGAAAACCGATGGGCCCGGGTCTGTCGCTGTTCGTGATCACTGATCTGCAAGAGCATCACAAGAATTGGCTGCCGGGAGGGCAGCTGATCGGCGTCGAGCTGAGCGTGACATTCAAGGAATACATTCCTTTCACTGAGGGTCTGCTCGACAGATTCGGCGTTCCGGGCTTCGCTCAGCGCTTTATAGGAGGCGGATCACTGTGAGCAACGGCTTTCCCAGCTCTATAAGCCCCCCTACAGGGTCGGCAGCGCTCGCTGAACCATTCCCAAGCATGCAGTTTGCTCCGCCTGCTCCAGACGGTTTTATCGGTTACGGCGCGAACGATCTCGGGCAGAACTGGCGCGTCATGTTTCGAGACGCTGAAGGGATCCCGCTGAACATGCTCAGCTTCGAGCTGATCGACTTCGGCGCGATCTCGTTCAAAGAAATTTTTCAGAATGCGAAGACGATTCTCGCGACGACGATCATGTCTGCAGCGCTCGAGCGCACGCTCGGTGTCGACGCGCGCATCATCGATCTACCGATCAACGACGCTGCGCAGGCGACAGTCGCGCTGATGCAGGCGCTCTACTTCTGGGAACCGCGCGTTGAAGTGATGAACATCGCGTTCGATGCAGACGTGATCAACGGGCATCTGATCGCGACGCTGCAACTGCAGGTGCGCAACGTGATCTTCGGCACTGATACGCCCTACTCGAAAGCGAACATCTTCGACGTCCCCGCGAAAGTCACGCAGTCGCTGCCGCCGATGGGCGCGCAGATCATTCAAGGCGACACAATCGTGATTCAGGGCGAGCCTGGGCCTCCGGGAGAGAAAGGCGAGCGCGGCAGTCTCTGGTTCGCTGACACCGGCCCGCCCGAGATGTCCTCGACGATCATTGATGCGAAAGAGCAGGACATGTATCTCGACACATTGACAGGCGACATTCATCAAGCGCAAGCAGCAGCTCGAGCAACAGCGAAGTCAGTCGCATCGCAAGGTCCTCAAGGCGCACCTGGCGAGAAAGGTCAGCGCGGCAGCATGTGGTTTTTCGGCGCGAGCGACCCGACTGTCATCACTGATTCGCAGAACTACGATCTCTTCCTGAACACAGTGACAGGTGATGTCTGGCAGTTGAAAGAGTCAACATGGAGGAAAGTTACCAATGCCCGTCGCGTGGAGTGAGATCGGCAACATCAAAGGCCCTGCTGGCACAGCTGGTGATCAGTTTCACACTGGCGTCGCTGGAGAGACGCCGAGCGGCTTGATCAACGGCGGCAACAAAATTTACACGACAGCGAACAACTTCACGGCAAGCTCGCTCGCTGTCTATTTGAACGGCGTGCGCACGCTCGACTTCGCGATCACTGACGTGAATCAGTTCACGATGGGCACTGCGCCGCTCACAGGCGACATTCTGACTGTCGACTACGCGTCAGTCGTGCCGCCGGCGACGCCGGTTTATATTTCACCACTCGCGCGATACGTCGCGCTCTCAAATGGCGTGCAGCTCGAAGTCAAAGACTCGGGCGGCGTCTGGCAGAAACAGCAGGCATGGACGGAGGCTTAACGTTATGGCTACAACACAAATCCGCGGCACAACACAAATTCAAGACGGCACGATCGCTGATGCGAAGATCGCAGCAGGTGCTGCAATTCAGACGTCGAAACTGGCGCAAGGTTCGCTATTCGTCAAGAGCGATGGCAGCGTAGCGTTCGGCGCTGATCAATCACACGGCGGGTTCAAGATCACGAATCTCGCCGATCCTGTAAACCCGACAGATGCTGCGACTCGTCAATGGGTTCTCGCGAATGTTGCGGGCGGCGTCGTCTCGTCAGGCACAGCGAA